TGGTGAGTATTTAGAAATATGTAACGCTCTTAAAAATGCTCATCACAAAATTAAAGGACGAAATCGAGAAAACTTTGTGAGGAGAATCAGGAAAAGGTTGGTTTTCGGTTTGGGTCTAGCTATTTTGTTGCTTCGTAAAAAATAAACTACGTTATATTAATGAAACACACTGCCGCGATTTTAATTTCTTTACTCGTAGGGACAGCATATTATCGTATGATGGAAAAATCAATTCCTACCGACAAAAATTGTAGTTTTATCACCAGTCCTATGACCGATTTTTTAGCATTTGTATGGGGAGCGATTGTGATAGGCTATGGATACACCTACGATAATGAAATACTCACAGGGTTGGGTGCATCAGTAATTGTCGAACACATTTGGCAACTCACACGGAAAGTTAATTAAATACAAATTTTAGTTTTTAAGTAGCCGGGCCGATCGGCGCAGGGGTGGCGGCCTAGTAAGTTCTTCGAATTTATGAACATACTTTGTAAATCTGGAATCCCTACGCCCTTTTGCCTTATCATAAAAGGTCTGAATGAGTTTCTTATCACCCTTTTCCTGTGTGAGAAGATTGTAATAACTGACTGTAACCTCCAACATAGACAGTGCCATAGTTTTACGAACTTCCATATCAGGGTTATTTTCTACGGTGCATAACATCATAGACAGAGTAGAAATCAATTCGGCACGTGAAAAGTTGCGCATTTTAGTTTAGAAAACAAAAAAATATAGGTCAACTGAGGGATGCTAATCATTTTTAAACAGCATTGGTACTGTGCATTTTAAAAATGAAGTTTTATTTAATTATTTACTAAAATGCGGTAAGCAATTTAGTTGGAGAACGCGAGGCCACCCATACCCGATTGGATGCGGAGAACGTTGTAGTTGGTCGCGAACATGTGCATGGAGGTCGCATCGTTCGCGGTGTTCATCTTGACCGCAACCTGCGCGTTGTCGATGCGCGAGAAGTTGCAGGTACCAGTTGGCTGGTGCTCCTCTGGCTTGAGAGCGAAGGAGTAAGAGTAGATGCCTGGGTAAGGAGAGCCAGTGTGGTGGTTGTAGGCTTGGACCTGGTTGAAGTACTTACCCTTCTGCTCCTTGAAGCGGTCTTGGCCGTTGAGGACAAGCTTGAAGGTGTCGAGGGGACCCGCCGCCTCCTCAGTGAAGGCGGTGTCACCACCACCGGTACCGACCTGCACCATGGGGGCACCCGCGAGGGCGGTGGGCACGAAGGCGTTGGACGCCTCGATGGCAGTCTGGTCAGACTCGAGGACGATGTTGGTGGCAACAGACGCGGTGGTGAAGTTCCAGAGGGAGTTCTTGGACGCGGTGTTGGAGAAGCACCAGACGAGCTCCTTGACTGGGTGGTTGTAGGAGAGGCGGACCTGCTTTGTCGCCGCGGAGGTGACGGTGTCGGTGCCGGTGTGCTGGACCTGCTCGATGAGGTACTCGTGACCCTTCTGCGCGAAGCGGCGACGCTCCTCAGTGTCGAGGTAGATGTAGTTCGCCCACACCCGGAAGACGGACTTGTTGAGGAAGGTCTCCATGTCGGAGGCGAGGTCGAAGTCGATGCGGACCTCGTGGTACTGGAGGGCGATGAGGGGGAGGTAGAGACCGGGGTTGCGGTTGAAGAAGAAGATGAGGGGGAGGTAGACAGTCTTGCCGTCCGCCGCGGTGGTCATCTTACCCCAGGTGGCCTTCTTGGACTCGTCCAAGTAAAGCTCAGAGTACATGCGCCACCACTTCTGGTAGTGCTTGTCGATGCGCTGACCACCGATGGAAAGCTCGACGTTGTTGATCGCACGCTCCGCGACAAAGTTGCAGTCACCCGCATCAGCAGTCTTGGTCGCGGCGATGTCAGACTCGAGTTCGAGGTACATGTCACCGACGAGATCACCGTTGCGCGCAACGGTCACGGACACGCGACCGGAGTTCGCGGCAGTACCGTTGACGGTCTGCTCGATGTTCTCCATCGCGAAGTTGGTGTGGCGCTTGTATTTCGCCTGGAAGAAAGTCACCTCAGGGTTACCGGTAAGGTAGACATCCTGGGCGCCGTACGCTACGAGTTGCATGAGACCACCGGCCATTTTGAGAGTTGTTGTACTATAGGCAGAGAAAATAATTTTGGGGGAACGCGCATTTCCCGATCCCAATTTTTCTCAGTCCAACATAAATGTCGACACACCCTGAAGAAGATGAAATTGAAGAGGGAGAAATTGTTTCCGAAGATGAAATTTCTTTGGACATGTCCGATGACGAGCAGATTTTGGGAGATGATGGTATCGATATCGCCGAACTCTTAAGTTCACTCATGGCGACGCCTGAGGGTGACACAGTCTGTACAGCCCTTGTAAATATTGCACTCCAACTACAAACACAAAATAAAATTTTAGTTAAAATGCTCAGTAAGATTCAAAGTGCTTAAGGAATAAATTGTATATAATATAAATGCAGGAAACCCACTTCATCGACAAGGAACCCAACACTTATGAAGCTTTGGCGGAACTTCACAAGGAACAAATCCAGTCGATGAATCAGGAACATATTGTAAAACTTATCGATACCATCGAGTTTCGTTGGGACTTGAAATCTGAGGACTATAGGAATGCCCGGGAATTGGGATACCGGCAGTATATTCACCCAGATAACTATGATGCCTACGGTAACCCAGATCCCTCGAACATCGATATCATAGCGATCAAAGGTGTAAGGGAAAGACATCGTCGTTTCATGGTAGATCTCAAGAATCACACTCGAGAATTAAAGATCCATACCTTATCGGTAGATGAAGATGGTATCACTCTCGTTAAGAGAATTAACAACGTATTGAAGCAGATCAACGATGGGTACGAAAACATTCGAAGACATTACATGTCATACGAACGAATTGTAAATCCAACATTATTGCCCCAAGTTACCTCGTCCTCTGATCCATCTACGATGGATGAAGATGAGATTGAGAGTGCGACTCCATTTCAAAAATGTCTACTGTACACCCTGGACCAGACCTACAAGTCTGGGTACCGCCGGTACAGGGATCATTGTTGTGAAGAAATTCGAACGGTCGATGGATACAGGACCCGTGCATGGATTCCTAAATTTACTATTACTCAATTTGTATATTCCCTGTCATCCAAAGATGACGATTTTAACAACTGGAAAAACTTTACGAGCAAGGGGTCTGTATACAGGGAGGTTATCGACAATATATCCAAGTGCGTTGATCACCAGTTTCCCCAAATTGAGAAAAGACGTCACGTCTGGTCGTTTAAGAACGGGGTTTTTGTTGGGAAACAATATAACGCAGATCGCGACGCGTATGAGTGCCGCTTCTACCCCTACGACAGTAAGGAATTCAGGTGCCTCGATCCAACTATAGTCGCGTGTAAGTACTTTGATCAACAGTTTGACGACTTTTCACACAAGGAACGGTGGCAGGATATCCCCACACCCTATTTCGACAGTGTGTTGGACTACCAGCAATTTGGAGACCCGGAGGTGTGTAACTGGGCGTATGTAATGGGTGGACGACTCTGTTTCGAAGTTGGGGACATGGATGGTTGGCAGGTTATCCCATTCTTCAAAGGTATCGCGAGGTCTGGTAAATCCACGCTGATCACCAAGGTGTTCAAGAAGTTCTACGATAGTGAAGATGTTGGTACGCTTTCAAATAACATCGAGAAGAAGTTTGGACTCTCGGCCATCAAGGATTCATTCATGTTTATCGCACCCGAAGTCAAAGGTGATCTGGCTCTGGAACAGGCTGAGTTTCAGTCTATTGTTTCGGGTGAAGATGTTTCTATAGCCGTCAAGAACAAAACAGCCATTTCCATCGAATGGAAGGTTCCCGGTGTTTTAGGTGGTAACGAAGTTCCAAACTGGAAAGACAATTCTGGATCTATCCTCCGTCGTATCTTGCCATGGAATTTCAGTAAGCAGGTCCAGGACGCGGACCCCCACCTTGACAAGAAACTCGACAGGGAGTTACCTGTTATCCTCCTCAAGTGCGTCAGGGCGTATCTAGATTATGCATATAAGTACAGTGATAAGGATATTTGGAATGTGGTCCCGAAGTATTTCAAAAAGATTCAAAACCAGGTTGCCATGGTTGCGAGCACTCTGATCAATTTCCTAGAATCTACCAATATCATTTTGGGTCCCGAAAAGTTTGTCCCCCAAACACTGTTCGTCGAATCTTTCAAGCGGCACTGTGAAGCAAACAACCTGGGGAAACCCAAATTCCATCAAGACTTTTACGCGGGTCCATTTAGTTCCAGAGATATAGAAGTTAAAAATGTAGCGGTTGTTTACAAGGGTAGGCAATACAAAAATCAACCCGTGATTTACGGTGTCGATGTTGTCGATGAACTCATGGAGATTAGTACCGACCACTGAAAAAAATATTCCCAATTAGTAATATGAGCCAGAGTGTCAAGGAATTTGTCAGACAATCTGGTGTAGAAGTTCAGAGTCCAAACTCAAACTCGAATGACAATTTTGCGAGAGAGCTTGAGGAGGCTATGAATGTCGAGACGAACGCGCAAAGGGAAGCACGAAGAAGAAGGGAAAGTTTGGCCAAGGCTTCCTCATTTTTTAGAACCCCCAGTCGCCCAACACGCCCGGTACAGATACCACAACCCTTACAAGAAAATTTAATGAATAATCAAAACTATAATACCCTCGGTGATGAATTTGCTGATGCGATGCCTGTTCCAAATGTAACACGGGAGATTGAAGTCAGTAAATTGAATATGGGTATGTTCAACGCCACCGTAAATACAAACTTTGGTAGCGGGGATCGCGTGAATCTCAAAAAAATACTTATGCGATCGCCAATCGGTCAAACCCCCATTGGTGAGGGTCTTTATGTAGACACGGAGGATATCCGCGGTGTTTACGGGCAGTTTAAGACGGGGTTCTCTCATACGAAGGAATATGGACCCAAGGGTGACCTAAACAAAAACTTTTCGACGGTCCAAATTAAACTGAAAATTACCAACAACACCGAAACCAAGGGGGGTACGGTGAACATATACAAAAATGGTAAGATACGTTTTTCGGGGGGCTTCATTGGACGCGATATATCCAATCAGGCTGAACTCATTCGCAACTTTGTTATAGGTAAGTATACGGAGGGGCAAAGCTTCCTATATAATCCATTCCAATACAACAATCTCAGTGGGACCTTTATGTTCAACGGTATCTTTAAAGATATGAAGAACGTCGCGAGACTCCAAAACAAGTTTGAAATATCCTACATTTCGTATGAACCCGAACTGGCTCCCTTCCTGTACATGACCTTTAGGGAGCACAAGTTTATTCTATCCAAGTCTGGGAATATCCAAATATCTGGGGCTAAGAACCCCAGAGATATGATGGATGCTTACAACGCGGGGAGTGATCTTGTTAAGATACTGTATAAAAACGGGTTTATAAATATAACCGGCGCGTTCCCAAAAAAAGCCCAAAAGACCTCTACAAAGGTAACTGTGGTCAAACCAAAGTCGAAGCCCACCGGGCCCAGAATTAGAAAACAGGTCCTCGTATATATGATTGGCGCGAAGAAGTGTACGAGTCTCAAGAAACCCAAACTCGTGGACATGGCTAAGAAAATGGGTATCGTAGATATAACTAAGAGCACCACAAAGGAGGAACTATGCAAAAAAATTGAAAAGGCGTCCGCGAATAATAAGAAAAATGCGACGTTTAGGAATACCAATAAAAATAGAAATGTACGCCTCTCTGGAACGAACAAGTCTTTCAAAATTGGTAAATCCAAGTGTAGTAACTACACCAAGACGGAACTCACCCGTGTCGCTAAGATTCTAAACATCTCAGTGGGTCCCAAAGATACCAAGAACTCCCTGTGTACCAAGATTGAGAAGGCTCGGAACGAACTCGCCAAGCCCAAGCCCAAGCCCAAGCCCAAGCCCAAGTCCCCAAACAATAACCTTGCGAAAAATTTAGAAAGGACTCTGATTAAGGCTGAAGTTATGCGAAAGAGGGGTCTAAATGACAATTCAATCCGTAAAGACCTCACCAAGCTGTATGGTGACAAGTGGATGAAGAGATACAAACCTTCTTTGAATCAAGACATCCGAAATATTAAAAAAGAGGCCAACTCTATCATGAAGAGGAATCAGAAAAATGTTCCATTCAAGAAAGACATCGATGCTCTCAAGAAAAAGATGGTATCTCAATGGAAAATGCAGAGAAAACGAGAACTGGAGAAGAAGTTCTACATGAACACCGTAAATGTTACAGGTATCGCTAACAACTTGAAGAATGCATACCGACGCGCCGCCACCATTTACGCGATGAACCAAAAAACAGCTCCCTCGAAGAAGAAGATGGATAAATATAAGAAATCGTGGTTAAAGTTTAGAGCTAATATGAATGTAAATAATGCACGGAAGAAGTGGAACGCTGTCGCCGCAGCCGCCCGCGGAAGAAATTCTTTCCCGGCTGGAACTAGGGTTGAAAAGGTATAATCACGGTGTCCGGGTAAATGATGATACACGGACTTGGGGTACCCGTACAAACTCGTGGATGGAAATGGCACGAGAAGAATTCCTAGATGGCATAATCTACGTGATAGCCGATTACATTAGAATTGGACGAAACGGTAAAGATCATAAGAGCCTACTTGAAATAGAGTTTAACGACTATTACAGGAAGGATGATAACAGATTGATTATATATATTCTAAATAATTATACTAGAATTGATAGCCCGAAGCACAAAAAACTTATTGACACTTTATGCTCTTGTTTATAATTTTGTCGGGTTCTGCGGCTTGCTTCAAATGAATCGTGTGATAGGAAAAATCATACTTTGGAAATGTTCGTTTTATTAAATCTGAAATTGAAATAGCATCGATGAACCTGGGTAAACCCGAACATACTGAAATTCGTTCAATTTGGAGAAATCTATCCTCCCATTGCACGAACTTTTTTAATTCCTTCTCGGGAACTTCGTCCTTCCTCATCTGATTGTACATCTTTTTAGACATACCCTGACTCATGTGGAAATTTTTAGATCCCCCGATCTCATCTGGCTCCGTGGTTTTTTCGTGTATGAGAACAAAAACAAGTATAGCTGCTACGAGGTATAACATCTTACTATATATTACATAATTTTTACTAGATCCGCCACCTTGTTGATGATGTTGAACAACTTG